CTGGCGCACCTGTTGTAAACGGCGGTGCTCTTGGCACACCTTCTTCTGGCACACTGACCAATGCTACGGGGCTACCACTTACAACCGGCGTCACAGGCACACTGCCTAACACCAATGGTGGTACAGGTCAGAGTAGTGCGTTTACTCAGTATGGCGTAACTTACGCAGCTACAACGAGTGCGTTGGCAACAACTGCCGCAGGTACAGCAGGGTACGTTTTGACGGCAAACTCTGGTGCTGCACCCACTTTCCAAGAAATCCCAGCCGCTGGCGTATCTCAAGCCAAAGCGACTATGATCTCCTTCATCTTTGGCTTCTAAGGACTTACCATGGCAAACCCAAATCTCTTAGCCGCGACCACAGCGTCAGGCACAGTAGCTTACCTAACACCCAGCGGAACCACTGCACTGGTGTTAATCAGAAACGCTGCTTCTAGCAATACCGTTTTAAAGATTAACCAGATCGTTGCGGCTAACGTGAATGGCTCTGCGGCTGTTGATACCACTGTATCTATTTACACTAACGGCGGCCAATCTCCCGGTTCTGCACCTTCGGGCGGTACGGCTTACCCAGTTGTGTCTACAGTGTCTGTCCCTGCTGATGCTTCGTTGATCGTGACTGATAAAACCACTGCTATATACCTGATGGAAGACCAATCCATTGTGGTAACTTCTGGCACAGCAAGTGGTATCACCTACACGATCAGCTACGAAATCATCAGCTAAACGGGGAGCAGTTCATGTCTAATCGCTACAAAGGCGCGGTCATTTCCGCAACGCCGCCTACGACTACGGGTGGTGAAGATGGCGTTGCGTCCGGTGCATGGACATTAGAACAACAGATGCAGTTGCAAGCGGCTGGGTTGTGGCCTGCCCAACCGACTGGGCCTTTTATTGAACAGGTGTTCAGCACGTATCTGTACACAGGCACTGGCGCGTCTTTAACCATCCCTAACGGCATCAACTTATCGGGCAAAGGTGGCTTAACTTGGACTAAATCCAGAAGCTCTACTGCGTTCCATAAGTGGTACGACTCTGCACGGGGTATTGCCAATGCCATAGAGAGCAATACGACAGATGCTAACCAAAATGAGCCAACCGGCATTACGTCGTTCAACTCAAACGGTTACACCTACGGAACGGATGGAAACACCAACAGCAACGGCGTAAGCTATGTATCATGGACATTCAGAGAGCAACCAAAGTTCTTTGATATTGTGACTTATACGGGGAATGGCGGAACATTAACAGTTTCACATAATCTTGGTTCAACTCCCGGTTGCATCATGGTTAAAAAAACAAGTGGTGCAGAAGATTGGTATGTTTGGCATAGAAGTTTGGCGGCATCTAATCCCAACACTTGGATAAATTTAAATCTAACATCGGCAGCAACAATTAGTGCTGTTTTTGGTGGAAGTTCTTTGCCACCAACAAGTACAAACTTTTCTGTTGGGCCGGGTGTTTCTGTAACTAACGGCTCTGGAGAAAGCTACGTAGCCTACCTATTCGCCCATGACGCAGGAGGCTTTGGCCTAACTGGTACAGACAATGTGATTTCGTGTGGTTCATTTACTCAAGGGTCAGCAGTTACATTGGGGTATGAGCCTCAATGGCTTCTTATTAAAGATAGTGGAGCTTCTGGGTCAGAGTGGTATTTATTTGACAGTATGCGGGGTCTTACTGCTGATGGAACGTATGAGCCGTATTTGCACCCAAATCGTTCAAACGCAGAGGCTTCATTTGGTTCAACTCCAATCTGTAAAATAAATGCAACAGGGTTTGATGCGGTTGGTTTTGGTACTGGTGGCCCTTACATCTACATAGCAATTCGCAGAGGCCCGATGAAAGTGCCTACTGATGCGACTAAGGTGTACAACGCTATTGCTAGGACTGGCACGGGTGCGACTGCTACGGTAACTGGCGCTGGGTTTGTTCCAGATTTGGTGATACCAAAAGCCAGAAGCAATTCTGCAACAGCCACGCCATATGATCGGCTCCGAGGGGCTCTTGCATTTTTGCAAACAAGTGCGACAAATGCTGAGTCTTCGGCATTTACAGACACGCTTACTGCATTCGGGATGAATGGATTTACTGTTGGCGCCGATGCTTCTTTTGGCTCAATCAATCAAAATGCATACACATACATAAACTGGGTATTTGGACGCGCCCCCGGCTTCTTTGATGAGGTTTGCTATACAGGGACGGGAGTTGCAAGGACTATTACTCATAACTTGGCGGCAGTGCCTGAGTTGATGATTGTGAAGAAACGCAATGCCGCAGCTTCTTGGACGGTCTATTCAAAAAGCATCCCAATTACGCACAACTTAATTCTAAACAATGGGACGGCTTCAGCCGCCTCGGCAGTATGGAACTCAACTGCGCCCACATCGTCCGTGTTTTCTGTTAGCACACTTGGCGCAGTTAACGCAAATTTAGATACATATGTCGCCTACCTCTTCGCAACCTGCCCCAACGTTTCCAAAGTCGGCTCTTACACAGGCAACGGCACAACCCAAACCATCAACTGCGGCTTTACAGGTGGGGCGAGGTTTGTATTACTAAAACGTACAGATGACGTTGGGGATTGGTATGTATATGACACGGCTCGTGGCATGACAGCAATGACAGACCCGTACTTGTGGCTAAACAGCACAGCGGCGGAAGTGGCTACGCTTGGCTCTGTGACCACCGTTGCCACAGGCTTTGCTCTTGACTCGGCAATCTTGGCAGACATCAATGTAAGTGCTGGAACATACATCTTCTTGGCAATCGCTTAAGGACAAAACATGAGTACAAAGTACACCGGCGGTTTCATTACAAAGTCCCCAGTAGCGCCAACATCATCGGCGGCTTCTGGTATCTGGACGCTTGACCAACAACAGCAAGCTCAGAAAGCCGGTACTTGGCCCAGCCCACCTATATTTATTGAGGATTTGTTCAGTACGTATCTGTACACGGGTAACGGCACATCACAAACCATTACAAACGGCATTGACTTGGCGGGTAAAGGCGGGTTGGTTTGGATTAAGAACAGAAACCAAACAAATTTTAGCCATCGTTTAATCGATACTGTAAGGGGTGGGGCAAACTATCTTGAATCTAACAATACTGATGCCCAAGGCAATTATTCTGGAAACATAACGTCGTTTAATTCAACGGGGTTTTCCGCTGGCGATGCTAATTTTGTTAATAGCGCGTCAAATACATTCGTCTCATGGACATTTGCCAAGCAGCCAAAGTTTTTTGATATTGTGACTTATACGGGGAATGGAATCGGCCCACGTGCAATCCCGCACAACTTGGGTTCTGCCCCCGGCAGCATTATTGTTAAGAAGACTTCTGCCGCAGAAGCATGGACTGTGTACCACCGCAGTGTTGGAACATCTCAGTATCTTATTCTTAACGGAACAAACGCAGCTATTAGCTCATCTGTTTGGGGGGATACAACCCCAACCAGCACAAACTTTTATGTTAGCGACACACAAGACACTAACGGGACTGGTGCAACCTACATAGCCTACCTATTCGCCCATGACGCAGGGGGCTTCCCTGTTTCTGGCGGTGGCTCAACCAATGGTATTTCGTGTGGAACATTTACTCCAAGTGCGGGTGGAGGTGCTACAGTAACATTGGGGTACGAGCCGCAGTGGATTTTAGTAAAGGCTACTGGTACAACAGGAAATTGGACAGTTATTGATACTATGCGAAATTACTCATTGGGTGGCAATCCCTCAGGAACAAACCAATATCTAAGAGCAAATACTAGTGGGGCAGAATTAGAAGCAGGAACTGGTAACCCAACAGCAACTGGGTTTTTTATTGATGGCGTAGTAGCCGCGTCACAACCACACATCTACATAGCCATCCGCCGTGGCCCAATGAAGACTCCAACTGTGGGGACAAGTGTGTTTGTACCTGTGGCTCAAACTGGCGGTTTTGGAACAAACAAAATTGTTACAACAAATTTCCCTGTTGATTTAAATATAAGTGCAGACAGAGGCAGTGGTTCAAATAGAATATTTGCTGACCGTTTACGTGGAGGGACTACAAATTCTTACAATATATTACAGGGTAATGTTACAAATGCTGAAAGCACAGGATCTGGCGCTGGTTTTGCATTTGATAGCAATATAAATATATTAGACAACTGGTGGAATACAGGCCTGTCAATTATTTTTTATAACTTCAGACGTGCTCCCGGCTTCTTTGATGAGGTTTGCTATACGGGGGATGGGACGTTTGACGGCAGTTACAATGTCACCCACAATCTTGGGGCTGTTCCGGAATTTATAATTGCAAAACGCAGAAATTCAACTAACAACTGGAACTGCTATCACAGTGGATTGACCTCTGACACTTACCAAATACGGCTCAATTTAACAACCGGACAGCAAAACGTTGCCGTGTCGTGGGGGCCAACCAGTACAACTTTCAAGCCTCAGTACGCTGGCAATGCTGATAACAGTTCAAACGTCAATACTGGCACTTACGTTGCCTACCTCTTTGCAACCTGCGCTGGTGTTTCCAAAGTTGGCTCATACACAGGAAACGGAAGCACTCAAACTATTAATTGTGGTTTCACAGGCGGTGCAAGGTTTGTTCTCATCAAACGCATTGATGACAATAGCGATTGGTATGTCTACGACACAGCCCGTGGTATGACTACATTGACTGACCCATATTTACTGCTCAATAGTAGTGCGGCTGAAGTTGCAACCCTTGGCTCTGTTACAACAGTTTCAACAGGCTTTGCTTTAGACGCGGCAGTTTTGGCGGCAATCAATACAAGCGCCGCTTCCTATATCTTTCTTGCCATCGCTTAAAAGGAGCACATCATGGAAATTCGTTTACGTTCAACAGGTGAAGTTATGTATGAGAGTGAGTTCCGTACTCGCTTCGCTCAGAACTTGCCACCCCGTCCAGTAACACAAGAGTGGCTTGACAGCTACATCAGCGACCCCGCTGGTGACATTGTGTTTGAAGGCCCACAGGCTACAGGCGGTACGGTATATCAGTACAGCCAACGCTCTGGCGTAGAACAGCTTGATGGCAAGTGGTACACAAAGTACATCCTTGGCCCAGTGTTCACAGACCGCGCAGCCGAAGGCGATCAG